TTGCCGCGTCTCCGAAGTGGAAATACATCAAGGCCGTTTGGGAATGGGAGTCCAGAGTGGGCCAGAACGTCCGGGCCATTGCTAGGGTGCATATACGCTTCACATCCGGCTTACCTACGACTTCCCAGTCGTAATCTATATTGTGGCCTATTAGATAGGTACATCTAGGGCAAGCATCATTGAAGCAGAACTCGGACGACGCGGGTTTGTCTATCAGCTCGCTCTCCAGGATGTGGTGGACGGCCTTCGCACCCAGCTCGATTGGCTTGGAGGGACAGTAAAAGGCTGCAGCGTTAATGCCCTCGTCTCCTTGGATAGTAAGGCGGCGCGAAGCGGCCTGGATAACTTGGGGTTCGTTGAAGCCGGTAGTTTCAGTGTCGAATATATAGGCGTACATGTTAGGCCCCCTTCCCGTGCTTGTAAGGCCGCGAGGCATTGTACTCCATCTTCGCCACCACTGCCTCGGCGAAGCGCAGGCCCCACTCGTGGGCGTAGTCCATCAGACGGAGGAAGGTGTCGGCTGCCTCGACCTCCTCTTGGGTGAATTCAGGGAGGTGCTGGTCGGGGCCGGGCTTACGTACGCCCTCCGTCATCTCGCCGAGTTCGGAGTGGATGAGGGCGATCTTGGAGAGACGGATGTCGAGGAGGTATTTGGTCTCGGCCTCCCCGCCCAGTTTGTCGGCCAAGAAGTTATGTATCCGGTCATGCTCGTCGTAAAACCCATGCTCCCGACTATTTGCATTTGCCATCGCGGCAAACATCTGCAGCGCCTCCATCATGAAGGAGAGCTGGCCGGGCTTGAGTTGGGAGGGCTTGGTGATGGGTGCGGTCATGGTGGACTCCAAAGTGAACATCGAGAAGATCATCCAGGGATACCTGGAGGACGTGGGACAACTCTACAAGGGACCAAAAGCCAGGGAGATTGCGGCCAGACTCCCAATGGCAGATAGTACCGTGCGTTGACATGCGCATGCGCTTAGCCAGCTCTTCGCACGACATATTGCGCAAACGCCGATAAGCCCTTAGGCGCGTGCCGAAGCCCGCAGGCCCTTCAGGAATCTTGTTCATGGCTAAGACCCGTTAGACGGGCGGTGGCGATGCCATAATGGACAGCATCTCGCTCCACCCCCACCGCGGTACAATGAAGGGTGTGAGCGGCCTCGAAAATCGGGCCCGAGCCGACGAAGGGATCGAGAACGCGAGAGCCGGGAAGAGCAGAACGCTGCAGGAGGTCGGTGTATAAGGCGACGGGTTTCTGCGCGGCGTGGCCAAGGTTCTCGTCGGCTTGACAGGTGATGACGTCGGGGTATAGGCGGGTGACGGGCTTATCTCCCTTCACCGCATACACGCACATCTCCCACTTGCGCTGAGGGCCGTGCTCTGGCCAGGGTGCGCGATACTTGGTAGGGTTGAACCAAATGAGGGGAGTGCGGAAAACCTTCCACCCGGCTTGGGCTAGGGCCGCGCGCCACTCCTTGAACCATTCCAAATCACAGAAGACGTAGAGGTGGGCTTGGGGTTTGGCGAGGCGGTAGGCTTGGGCAGGGAACCACTGGTGGATGTGCTGGAGGATTTCCGCGGAGTCGCTATAACCGTGGGCCCCACCGGCCTTCCCGCCGGAGTCCCCGAAGTCATCCGCCCCCATCCCGTAAGGAGGGTCCGTGAGGATCACATCGAATTGCTCGGGGGCTGCATCCCCCATCCATACCTCCGCGTCGGCGTGGTAGAGCTGGTGGGAGGAAGCGGTGTAGGATTCCCCAGCCAATTCCGCGATCTTCGCGTGTTGCTCGGCGAGGGCAATGCGCTTGAGGGTCTTGATGGCCTCCTGCTGGGTCTTGGCCTTGGCAATTTCGGGACGGTCGAGGTTCTGGGCCAGGTCAAGATGGGTGCGGAGTTTGCCATTCGCGTTCCCCTTCGCGTCGAGTTCGAGGATGGAGGATTGGAGTTCGCGAGTGGTGGGCGGACGACCTGTTTCAGCGGTGATGATCTCGGTCTTGAGGGCGGCGAGTCGAGCGATGGCGCGGGTGCGCTCTTGCCAGGTGAGGTCCTTCCGCCGAATGTTCTCTTCTAGTTCGAGTTCAAACCGTTGGACGAGGGTCAAGTCGTTCACCGAAACGTAGGGGAGCATTCCCTCGGGGATTTTCTCTCCATCGTACCAGAAGGCCTCGCCCATCTCATTGAGGAGCTTGACGGCCTCGAGGCGACACTCCCCGGCGATCAGGCCTTTCTCGTCCATCACCGGGGCGTGCATGAGGCAGTTGTCCCGGATGGAGATGGCGAGTTCTTGGATATACTCCGGGTCGAAGGAAGTACGTTGGCGGTCCGGGGGGACAACGACCTCCGTGAGGGGGATTAGTTTAGCCACGAAGGCCTCCGAGAGTGTGAGTATGGTAACGGCGCATGTTCCAGTAGGCTTCCAGTTGGGTGGTACCTGCGCCCCAAGCTTGTCCCCGGTGAACACAAATCCAGCGACCGGCTTGGAAGAAAAGGTGGGGCTTGTGGTGCATGGGGGCTCCGAGTGGGAGGGCCGAAGCCCTCCCAAAGGGTGGTTAGGCGCGAGCGACCTTACCGACGTTTTCCATCAGCTGGCCTTGGTACTCCCGATGCTCGATGCGGATCAGGATGACCTGCCCTTGCATCTTCCGTGCTGAGAAAGTATCGCCCGGCTTGTTGAGGTCCAGGGCTTCCCGATACATGCGGAGACGGGAGTTCTTGCCCACGCTGTTGTCGAGCGCACCCTGGGGGGTGAGGTCGAGCATGATGCTGTCAGTGAGGGTGATGGTGTCCACAGAGAGCTGTAGGGACTCCTTCACATCGGCGGGGATTTGGACGGTGAGGGGAACATTCCACTTAACACCCGAGGTGCCCTTCGCGGCGGATTGCCACTGCGCCGCTGTGACTTCCCCCACGATGGCGGTGTAGTCGCCGACAGGGAGCGGCGGGCGCTTTTCGGTCGGTTGGTCGAGGGTAGCGTCGAGAAGGGCGTTCGGGTCGAAAATCGAAGACATGGTGAGACTCCAAAGGTTAAAGTGGGTGCCCATTGAATGCGAGGTGGGCGCTCGCTGAAACGTACCGGGGGATGCGGTGAGGGGTTTCCCGGTTAATGCCAATCTTCAATCAACTTCCGGGGACCGGCCTCACCGTGGCGCTGGGCGAGCCACTCGGCCATCTCCCGGATGGAGTCGAAGACGAATTCTCCGAAGGGGAGGGCGGCGTGGGTGTCCGGGTCGATGTAGACAACCCAGCCATTATTAACAGGACGCATACGATATTCCACACTAGCCTCCTTGGCGGCTGTAGGCGATCAGGATTTCGACCGCGAGGATGATGAGGACAATGAAGAGAGTGCGCATCACTTATCCCCCTGGGCCCGGCTGAACCACTTGTCGAGAAGGGGGGTGAAGTCGGGCTTGAGCTTCGAGTTTACCGGGAGGTTGCGGGTCTTGAGGTCGGCCTGTGCGTTTGCAGTGTCCCATGTCCACTCCGTTCCCATCCGGGTGGTCATGATGACATCGCTGAATAACTGGGGAATGTCAGAGGCCAGGGCCTTACCTACGGATTTAGTTGTAATACGCGTTCCTCCGTTGAGCTCGTCAACGAGCCGATCAACGTGGGCTGTAACGACCACCGCACAACGAGTGCCTTGAGTAAGTAGGCGCAAGAAGTTGAGGAGGTTGTTTTGGGCGACAAGATAGTCAGACTGAGATGCTGTGGGACGGGACCCGACTTGCATCTTAAGCGCAGCGTTCGAGGTTTCCGAAAGGGAGTCCATGATGAAAAGGCTTTCGGTGGGAAAGGTCTCAAGGCCCCCGAAGCGTTCGCCGGTGTCCGAGTCAGTGAAATCCGCGCAGGTCTTAAGGATCTTCCAGTACGCATTGTTGTCTCCAGAACGGTTGGCGTCAACGAGCTTGGTGAGGGACTCGTAGGTCAGCTTGCCCACCTTGTCCGCTGCGTCGATGAGAGACGAGAGCGTGGTGGGCCTGACAATCATGTCGGTGATGTGGACGTTATCGGGCTTCTTCTTGCCCCGGTCGGTCCAGTAGCCCCGGAAGACCTCGGTCGAGTTCTCGGTGAATAGGGCGTAAACGGGCCAGCCGCGCTTGGCGTACCAATCGGCGGCGGTGCCAAGGGCGGTGGTCTTCCCGGTGCCGGTAGGGCCTTCAAGCAAGACCTTCGGGCCACGCAAGGTCAGACTTGTCGAGTCGCTCGACGGGACGACGCCAGTTGTTAAGGGAAGGGTAGTGCTGGTCGGTGTGCTCATGGTCGTATCGGTCGAAGTAAAGTTTGGTTTCCCGGTGGAGGATTGCAGCGTCGCAAGACTCCAGGGAGGCATGGAGGTGGTCGAGGAGGAAGCCCCCGCCGTGCCACCGGCAGGGGGAGGCCACCGTCACCCAGGGAGGCCCGGCATCGGAGGCGTACTGGAAGGAATGCCGCCAGGTCTCCCGCATCCAGGCCTGGCCGCACTGGGGGCAGACATAGAGGCGGGAGGGCCAATAAGCGGACCTCCACCCTCCGGCGGGGGCATAGGCGGCGCAGTACACCTCCGCATGCCCCCACACGACCTCGCGGGCATCCGTCCAGGTGATGTGGGCGATTCCGCTAATCGACATACCGCACCTTGCGGAGGGTTTTCTCGAAGTCACGAAGGGCTTTGAGCAGAGCGCGAGTATCGGCGTGCTTGGAGAAGGTGGAAGAGGTGGTTTGCTGCATGCCCTTCACCACGTACAAACACCAATTACGTTCGGCAGTGAGTTTCTGGTTGCGGGTAGTCATGACGCGCTCTCCTCATCCCGCGTTAGCGGGTTCCATACACGTTGGACAAAGCCGGAGGTGAGCCAGGGCTCGGGGTTCTCGGAGAGGCAGACAGTGCGCTGGGGGCAGCCGCCATAGGCGGTGCAGGCGTCGCCCTCGTTAAGGGGGAAGGGTAGGGCATTACCTGCACCATACTCCCGCCAACTCTCCACCATATCCCCTACTGTGCGAAGCATCCCCTGTTCCCACCTTTTCAACATCCACTCCGGACGGTAGGTGATCGCCTGCATCGTGTCGTAGCCGCGCTTGAGGATGGATATGCCCCGCACCAGGAATCCATTGAGGGGCAGCCCAGCTCGTCGCGCCCCCCAACAATAGGTCGAGAATTGAAACCGCATGTCCCACTGCTTTGGCCAGGATGCGCCGAGCTGGGAGGCGGTCTTATCATCCTCGCCCCACACTCCCCCGGCGTAGTCTACGATTTGGTCGAAACGGCCGCAGAGGATAAGGGGGTTCCCGGTGTCCGGATGGAGGATGGGAAGGGGCTCGGCGAAGTTGAACTCCACCGCCGGCTCGCCGTGGATCATGTGAGGAGGGGCCATCTCCTCGGTGAGAGGGTAACGCTCGAAGTAGTACTCGAGTGCCCCCGCCATCCGAGTTGCGGATTTGGTGGAGTCCTCCGGGCAGTCGAAGTCCCCGTAGGCGGTGAGGAGAGCGGACATGCCCTTTTCCATCGCGGTGGCGGCGTCCGTGCTCCGCCCCCAGAACGCCTTGCGGGCCGCTTCGAGCCCCTTCGCGAAAGCCGCGCCCGCGTGGAGGTGGACGGAAGGGGTGGTGGACTTCCAGTGTTGGCAGTACTCCCGAAAAAACTTGTGGGGGCAGGAGCGATAGGTGGTCAGCATGGTGCTGTCTAGCACCTCGGGGAAAGTGGTGGGAATCATACAATCTCCCAGGGCAGCGGGCCTTCGTCTCCGACGGGTGCCGTATACGTGATCTGCAGAAGTTGCCCAATCTTTTGATCGATTGCAGTGGCTTGTGCCTGAGCATCCGCCAAAATGTTTGTCTTTTTGGCCTGCAGCCCTTCCACCATTCCTGCCACAATAACCTCTCGAGTTACACCTTGTGCTTCGTCGAAGTCAAATTCATGGAAGGTTACGAAAGTGCCTCCATTGTTTTCTTTCTGATAGGCAATGCCCGTATCATTGCACCATTGATGTATGTAGTACTCAATAACCTGTTCATAACGCAGTGTGTCCTCATTGTAACGATCCACGAGTTTTGCAAATACGCCAATCTGAAATTTCATGATACGACTCCTAGCTCAGTGGCCTGGTGGCCGGGGGGTTAAAACGGTTCGTTGTCGTCATCTGGGGAGGCCCCGCGCATCTTGCGACTAGCATTGGTCGCTTCGCGATCTTGCGGGTGGCAGCTCAACAGCACAGAGCCTTCGTCGTTTTTACGAGGAAGCCCTGCGGGTGAGAAACAACGATCCAGCCACAACACAGGGCCGGTGTCAGTCTCCGCAAGGGTGTCGACAGTGCGATACACTCGCTTAACTTCACCATCCCGTTCGAAGCTGCCAATGACCGCCACTACGTCATACCGTTTGGTGATATTCATGGCAGACCTCAGCGTGCAATGGTGAGGGCCGGAGTGTGCTCCGAGCAACCCAGCTTCCCAGGTTCTCCGATGGAGGGGAAGGCCGCGAGGGGGAGGGGGCCCATCCCCGGACGGCCGCCTGTGGCAATGTTTCCCGGCTGGGGGGCGATGATGATAGTCACCTGGGGCGGATGTGCCCGGCATTCCTTTTCGTGGGGCCAATAATGGCGGCAGGTGGAGCAGGTGGGGTAATCAGGCTTAATGGCCATGATGGTGGACCTCATTGGAGGGTGGTGGGGTGAGGGGCTGTGGCAGAGGGCATATCGGAGGAAACACCCTCCAGATACGCGTGCCCCGTACGCACGAAGTCATCAAAGAACTTGTGTGCGTTGGCTAGGGCAGCTTCCACCTCATCCGCTTTGTCGGCCTCTGTAGCACGCTGAGTGATGTTGGCGGTATAGCACTCCCACGCACCCGCCATCACGTCGGAGGGGAGGAGGGCGAACAGAACCTTTAACCCTGCGGTTATATCGTAATCCTGGTCTGCAATTTCCAGCCGAAGCATACGATTGAACAACTCGTTGTATTTGGTTTGAAGAACGCCAGGATTTTCTTCTAGGTCAATGCCCACGCTCTTGACCGTCTTCTCAATCTGTGCCATGCGTAAACTCGTCTCCGCGAGCGTCCCCACTACGAGCTTTAGGAGGCGAGTGGCGGCGAAAATGAGGTGGGTGCGCTGCTCCTCAGGGTGAGCGGCCTGGAAAGTACAGGCAATGCAATTCGGGTCATTGCAGGTCATGACTGGCTCCGTTCGTGGCGGGTAGGGTCTTCGGGGTGAGGGATGGGGATGGATCGGGTATCCGAGGCACAAACAAGCTTCCACCCTCGGGTCGCGCCATCGCTGTAGTGGGGTTCGTAAACTGTAAAGCCCCGCTCATCTTTTTTCCAGCCACTCACAGGGTCCTGTACGGCAATACTTGTAATGAAGGGTTTATGCCCACTCATGAACTCATACAAGTTCCCGTCATCCCCAAGCCCGAACACGGTCCCATCATCTCCGTCGGAGGTCACTCCCCCACCCACAATCTGTATAATCCTCATGATAGCTCCTTAAAACCCCGCGAGGAGGTCATCGGCATCTGGAATGTCCACCTTCGCCTTAGCCTTACGAGCCGTGTCGGAGGCATGGTGGGCGCTTACCCGCCCCGCGCGGAGGAGGGTGATTACTTCGCGCATCTCTTCGAGGGTGAGGTCGCGGGAGGTGGCCTCTCGGCGGAGGTGGGCGATTCTACTTTCCGTTTCGGGGTTCATTACGCGCTCCTTACCAGTTAGCCGGATCGGCACAATCAGCCTCACCCCGCGTACAAACCCCGCACATGGTGCCTTCATATACCAGTTTAATCTTAGGGGTTTGTTGCCAACCTTCAACACAGGGGATTTGTCCGCACACTTCGCAGTTCCGCGTATAGTTCGGACGCCACTCATGCACTTGAATCACTTGCTCTGCCATCATTGACCTCCTTCGGTCGTGGGTTAAACCGCCATTGGACAGGCGCGGGGCCTGTGCGATGGGGGCTTAGAGTGCAACCAGAAACACGATCAAGCCAATTAGGCCGCATTCAATCAACAGCCATCCTATAAACAGCAGGGTGTCGGCTTCTTTATCGTCCATAGCAGTCTCCTAAAGGCTAGCCCCTCCCCACCCGAGAAGGTAGGGGAGGGCAATGAAGAGGAAAGCTCCAATCCCGAAGGCGAAGCCGGTGAGAAGGGGAGTCATCACTCCCTCTCAATTTCGAAAGTGTGCTCGCCGAGCAGGGTCCACTCATCGCCGCCCGTAATAGGGTCCGTACTGAACGTAGATTCCAATTCACCCGTCTTTGAGCTTTCCCACAACTGCACAGTCACCTTGCGCTTGGGGAGGACGATGCGGAGACAGTCTGAGGCAATTCGCCAAATATTGCCGTTCAAACTCTCTATAACCGGGCCTCCTGTAGAGGTAAATCCGACTAAAGTAACAGGATTCCAAGCAGCACAACGGTTATACTCCAACTTCGCCCCTTTCGGCGCGTTTTCCCAATTCTCTTTGGTGAATTCCATTATTGGTCCTTTGCGGTGCGCTCGGATTCAAGCGACGCGACAGCCATCATGTTGACGTTGATCTCTAGAACAAGAGCGAACCGGGCGGCGATGGGCAAACCCATCTTGTAGCTCTTACCCGACTCCAATTCATGCACGTAGGACTTCGATGAAGGCGCAGCGTCGGCCAAGTCTTCCAGCGTCATGCCGAGTGCATTACGGCGGCTCCGGATCAATTCGGCCAGATTCATCACTCCTCCTTCGCGCCGTCGAGGCGCTTGATTTCGGCGTCCAGCACAGCGTCCAATCCTTCACGGTCAATTGTTGGTGCGGGCAACCAGCTAGTAAACACTCCAACGCAGTGATAAGCGGATGTATTCGGGTTGTCGGCGCGAACGAAATGCCTCTCTCGAAGCAGTCTGTAACGCTTTGCGTCTTTAGCATCCCGCGTCGCGTCCGGCAGTGCATTCAATTGCGCAACCTTCATTTCCGCGTCCGCAGTCGCTTTCTCGGTTCCGTGCTGCACTTTTCCCTCCCGCTCGCTGCGCTCGATCTCGGCTATACGCTTAAGCAACGCATCCCTACGCGCTACCCACCCGTAGCTCGGTGTTATCCCTACGGTTTCACGCAGTAGGCTAATTGCATCCCGCGCCGCGTACGTCTGCGGCATCGGCTGGGGGTGGGTGTAGACATGCGTCCCAACGGAAAACTCGGATGCTGGTTTATGCATCTCCCAAAATCTCCCAAGTTCTTCGTCGTTCACGGCTATTCCTACCGGCTCCTGCGCCCCGGCGTTGCGGGTGGCGAGCAGCGGCACGACGACATGCGCAATCCGCTCGCGGAGCTGCTGTGTATCTCGATATTTGATAGAAATTTCGCGCAGTTCGTTGACTACTTTTGCGATTTCGTGGTCATTCACGTCATTCTCCTTTTGCGAGAAGGGCGCGGACAATATCCAGAGCGGCGCCTCTTCCAATCTCCCAGCCTCGCTCGAATAATTCGGGGTTAGAGCACGAGTGCGTTTCGGGGCATTGCAAAGCCTCAATAGCTTCGGTCAGCCCCTTCGGCTCGGCCGCTTGGGGTTGCGGAGTGACGCTGTCTTCCATCCCCGCCAGTTCCGCTACTACGCCTGCCACAATCTCCTCCGCCTGGTGGAGTCGGTGAGCGATAGCGTGGGCTTCGAGATGGGTGAGTTTACGAGTTAGCATGGGATTCTCCGGGAAACGAATTGAGGGGTTTACCGGGGACGTCCGTCTCACGGCCAAACCTCCGGTTGTATTCCAAATGTCCCACCTTCTCCCCGTCGACCAGGAAGCCCCATTCTGTGCACTCCCCGTCGCGAGGGGGCCAGGTGATGAAGAGGGTGAGCGCACCGCCCGAGCCCACCGCGTAGATGTTGTGGAAGTCTATGCCGGGACGGAGAGAGTAGGTATCCCCCCGTCCCCACCATAGGCCGGAGGGGCGACGCCCGTAGCGAGTCTCTCCGTACCCACCCCGGAGGATGATGGCGCGGGAACGGAGGGGATGATCGTGGAGATGGGGGGCGTGATCGGGCCGGTTGATGGAATGAAGGCGGATGGAGGGGAGCCCGAGCCAACGGGGAGTGTAATCCCGCCCATAGGAATTGAACACCCACCAGCGACCCATGTACACATCCCCCTGGGGGCCGATATGGGTGTAGGGGGCGCGGAGGGCGCGCCGGATGATCCACCAACGGATGGGGGTGGAGGACACCGCGCGGGCGAGGAGTCGCCAGAGGAGGGGTTCGCGGGGGGTCATCACAGGCTCCGGAGGAAGGCGCGGTGAGCTTCCCAATCGACGTATTCGGGGCGCAAGCCGGGGCGATCCTCGATAGAGGGGGCTGCCGGAGGGTAGGCTGGGACTAGGCGGGGTTTAGCTTCGAGATAGTCTGCTTCACACGCAACAAACAGGCTCCATCCTGGATGATAGGGAGGAGACTCCTCTCCGGCGATGCTCGGAGTAGTGCCGCTCAGCCTGCGAGTCGCACCGTAAAAGGCGTAGTGTTTCCCCTTCACTGTGTACCAACGTATGTCATTTGTCAGATCCATCTCAACCAACACTTCTGGGTGCGGCATGGCTAGCTCCTTTACCTGCACGGGCGGGCGGGTTAGTCCCCCGATGGGGGCATCAATTCGGGGAAAGCGGCATCGATCAGGGGTGAGCCCTGACGGTGGGGGGCGAGGTGAGCCGCGAGGGTGCGGATTGCAGCGGGCGGTCCCCCCACCCAGGCGTCCGCCCCGAACCCCTCATATTGACCGAGGGGTAGTCTGGCGGACGCAAAGAATTCATTCACGCGCTGGAGGAGGAAGGCGTTCCACGAGCCGTGCGGAACCCTCCCCAACGCGTCCGAACGGAGGAAAGCCTCCACGCGGGAGGCAAGCTCAGGGGGGAGGTAGACCTCAACCCGCTTTGTGCCGGGTGGGATGCGGGGCATGTTAGGTCTCCTCTGCCCCTCGGACCCAATAGCCCGGTTGGCGGTATGCGGGGAAGTCGCGCGTTATGGTCAGCCAGGTGGAATAGTCGTAGGCGACCCACCCGGAAGCCTTGGCGTGTGTGCGGTATTCTAGGAAGGCAATGAGCAACATGGCCTAACCCCCGTTCTCGCAGGCCATGCAGGGGGCGAAGTCGATTTCCCCATGCGCGTAGTCTGAGAGGGTGTTGAAGATGAAAAGGGCGCATGCGAGGATGAGGACAACCTCAAATACACGTTCGAATCGGGGAGGCATGGTGGGCTCCGTGGGTGAGTGAGGCTTATCGCGGGGTGGTGGATGGGTAATCACTCCCGTCCACCGAAACCAGTTGATTAGGCCGGTTTATGCCCCTGGATAAGCCCCCTCGGGGGAGGGGGTGCAGGGTGGGTTATTCCTCCGACCCGAATTTACGCGGAGGCTGTTCTTCGCCGATGCACAGTGCCGTGCATAGCACCTCTGGCGTGATCGGTTTGAATGCCAGGTAGGACGGGAGATAATACTCGCTTGCACAAACATGCCCATCCAGCATAGCGATTTGTTTGTAGGTGCATTTCTCCGTGCGACGCCCGTCTCCGGCGACCAGCCTAAACCAGAAGCCGTCTGATTCGTTGTATATTTCGACTTGCAACATTTTGCACCTCCAGGTGCGCGGTGGATTGTTGGAGGGGGAACCCGTCCCCCTCGGGCAATGCACCTAGCGGTGGGTTACTCGACAGCGTCCATCCCGTCCAACAGATCATCCGCGCTCAACCCGCCCGCACCCTTCTCGGCCCGCTTCGCGTCCCGCTCGGCTTCCAGACGGGCGATGATGGGTGCGGTCTTGGACCCGGGCTTGCGGAAGGACGCGTAGAGCGCTTGGCGGGTGATGGGCTTACCCTCGGCCTCAAACCGGGCGAGCGTGCGCTCGATGAAGTCTTTCGCGGCCGCCACGTCCACGCCCTTCGCCTCGGCGATCGCCCGGACCACAATCCCTGCGCCGGCAAAGGAGTTGCCCGCTTGCCGCTCTGCGCCCCAATCCCCGCGTTCAAGCCGGGCAATCACCGCATCCACCGCCGCGACCTGGTCGTCGAGATCCTCCACCCCGGCCGTCTCGTCGCCGATCTTCTGCAGCGCGCCGTGGATCGCGAGGCGCATGAGGAGGTCCGTATGCTTGTCAAACGCGAATTCACGAACCTCCCCATTGCGGAATGCGAACCTCACCCGCGCGTGACCGTTTTCGAGGGTGGATGACTTGACCGTCCGTTGGCGCTCCGTGAATTCCACCACCTCCCCCGTTGTGAGGGTAACGGGGGTGCGAACGACTTCCTTTTTCACCTTCTTGCTCGTGTTGGCTTCCGACATGATGCGATTCTCCGTGAGTGATCGGGCGGGTTGCCCGGTGGGTTCCCCGACGTGGGGTATGTGTGTAGCCTATATGCTCGATGGGGGAATGTCAAGCCCCACGTGCGCTAAATCCTCGGGGGTGGGGGTATACCCTTCCGGCCATTCCCGCGTGATCGCATAATACGCGCGGGCTTTTTGCCACGGGATTGTATTGGCGGTGGGCACAACTGCCCCCAATGCCGCAATATCCACAGGGGTTGCGGCAAGAATGCGCCGGGCGAGGTCCATCGACGCGTTCGGCGCATTGAGATCGGGTTGGCGAAACTTTCCCGCCACGGTCGCCCGCGTGTCCTGCATCCCCGTCCCGTTGATATATGTGTCCCCTCGGAGTAGTCGCCCTATTGTCTGGGAATTCACTCTAAATGCGCGGGCGATCGCCGCTTGGCTCATTCCCCCCGCGTACATTTGCCTAATTTGCGCGGCCTGCTCGTCCGTAAAGGCCCGACGGCCCCGGTCAGTAGTGCTAGTCATGGTGCCTCCCATACGGTAATGCCCGATTGTGACACGTTGATAACCGTATCACCATTGGGGATTACCCTCATTGACAACACCACGTTAACAACCATAACCAAGCACCTGCTGCTCCGTGGGGTGCCCCGGATTCCCCAAATTGGGGCGTCCGTAAGGGTTTTGTAATCATAAAAAAAAAATATGTAAGGACTACCCTTTATGGGGGTCCCGGATTTCCTAAATGGGGCACCCCCCGGAGCAGCAGATGCTTCGTTGTTGCTGTCATGGGATGATGACATGGTGGCACATTACCGGGCCAATTCCCCACCCACAACGCACCCGGCCCCGCGAGGGGGCCATCGGGAGTCAGTCGTCCTCCTCGTCCTCAAGCGGTTTCCATGTCGCGTCCACCAGTCGACGGGCTTGGGTCTCGTCCCCCGCCGTCCCAACCATCCCCTCGCGACCGCTCACCGCTAGCCACCAAACCGCCCACCGCCCATCCGACCGGCGGACGATCTCGCATCCCCGGTACACGAGGGTCCGGCCCGCCTCGGGCGTCGCAATGTCCCATGTGCGGACACCCACTTCATCCCATAGCCGTATCATGGCATCCTCCATGCAACAACCCTACCCCGTACCGCGAACCGGACCCAGGCGTCCACCGGGTAGCATCGCGCCCATGCATGGGCGTCCGTCCACCCATGGGCCAGATGCTCAATCACCCGGTCCTCCCATTCCACCCGGACAACCGGACGACCGAGTACCCACTGCACAATGCGTTTCATGTTAGGCCTTTTCGGTTATGTAACTATTTTCCTGCACCAGCACGCCATTTTTTTCCAAACGTGCATGGTAGCCTCCCGCCTGCAGTGCCACCCACGTGTTCAATGCGCACTGCAAATCTGAACCCTCATAGGCGATTTGTGCGCCTGTATGCACCGTCCATATGTCCATCTCATCCTCCATCTCGCCGCCACCATGGCGACCATGAGAACCAGTGTATGTGCTCCCGGGAAACTCGTCAACCCGTTTCCCGGTAGGGACAAACCCCTACCCGCCCACGGCCCCGCCATGCCGTCCGCACGGCCCACCCACCCATTCACCCATCCCCGCCCCCACGGTCCCGCCCACGGCCCGCGTCGCCCGCCCCCGGGCCATCCCCGCCGCCCCACCCATCCCCCATCCACCCACGCACGCGCCCACGCGTGCTCTCTGACGCGCGCATCAGGGAGCGCCCGCGTGCCTGCCCGCGCGCGAAGGGGTGGGAGGGGCAAAGTGGCTGCAGTCGAAAATTTGATTTGCCCCTCTCACAAAATTTTAGGCAGTTTCAAGTGTCCCGGTAAATCTCCCCTGCCTCCCCCGCCGCCACCCCGGCCCGGCCGCCCCGCGTACCCTAGGCCCATTCTCACCCCGCCGGGGTCCGCCATGCCCGCTCCAGTCAAAGTCTCATACACTCACGACGCGATGATTGACCTGATCATCGCCCGCCCCGCCATCTCGAATTGGGAGCTGGCCGCTCACTTCGGCTACACGGCGGCCTGGTGCTCGATGATTAAGTCGTCGGATGCATTTAAGGCGAGGTTACAGGCCCGCCGGGCGGAGATTGTAGACCCGACCCTCACGGCCTCCATTGAAGATCGGATTCGAGCGGTGACGGAACGGGCGCTTGAGGTGGTGCAGGAGAAGCTCGCTAAGCCCGCCGACCTCATCCCCGATGTGATCGCTCTCCGGGCGGCGGAATTCGGAGCGAAGAGCCTTGGGATCGGCCAAGGGCCGGCGGCCCCCGCCCAGAACCCAAATCACCTTCAGGACCTGGCCAAGCGCCTGGTCGATCTTCAACGTCACCACGCGAGAGGGTTGGATAATGTCCAAGACGTCGATGCACGCTTCATTGAAAGCCAAGCATAAGCCGAAGGCTTGCTTGCCCCCGACCCGGCCCTCGAAGGACTGGAAGGGCCAGGCCCCCGACCCGGTGCCCGAGGTAGCCCAGCCCTGGGCCCAGCAGGAATGCCGCCTCCACCACGAGATGGCTTCGGAGGGACTGGCCAAGGGCGAGGGGTACTAAGATGGCCCGCCGTCCGCCAATGACCGCAGAAGACAAAGCCTGGCGTGCTCGCTCGGATGCGGATACCCTACGGGCTGCCCAGGAGATTATGGCGGACAAGACGCGTCACGGTGCGGCTAAGGCCCACGCCGCAAAGGAAATTGCCCGCCTCCAGTCCGTCGTGAAGACGCCTATCAAGACCCGTGGGAGAAAGTGATGCCCCTCAAACGCGGTACGTCCAAGAAGACGGTCTCGAAGAACATCTCCGAGTTCCACAAGGGCAAGACTTATGCCCACACGAAGGCCAAGTTTGGGAAGGCCAGGGCCAACAAGCAGGCTGTCGCGGTGGCGATGGCCACGAAGCGGAAGTCAGGGAAGAAGGGTCGGTGATGGCTAACCTGGTTGTCTTGGACCAGAAGTCCCCCGAAGCCACCATCATCGGTGGCTTTGACTTCTCCTCCCTCCTCCCCACGGGTCAGACCATCCCGTCGGCTACCGCTGTGGCAAGTGTGTGGGCGGGGGTCGATGCCAACCCCTCGGCCATCCTCTCTGGCCCCCCCACAGTGAGTGGACTGGTGGTGAGCCAGAAGCTCACCGGCGGGGTGGCAGGGGTGATCTACAAGCTCCGAGTGAGCGCGGTGGCCTCGGACGGGTCCACCCAGGTCCTTACGGGCTACCTGGCTGTGGTGGAGGACCCGCTGTGAGATTACGACCAATAGCCTGCGCGATAGCGCATGTATTCAATCTGGATTGTGGCGCATGCGGTATGCCGATGTGGCGCTGCTCGTGTGATTTTGGGGTGTGAGCCGCTGTAAAGTCTGCCTACACCTGTTACCCATTGGAGTACGCTATGGCAACTGTCACGCAACTCACTAATGATAAAGGCAATCAGTCTAGAGCGGGCCTTTTACAGGATGCCCTGTACGAGGTATTAAACCAGTCTCGCTTTGACGACATGACTACGGCAGAGACGGTAGGTGTTTTGGAGTTCCTTAAGTGGAATCTAATAAACGGGGCTGACACATGATAATCGTCGAAACCCCCCTCCGCAGCATCACCACGCTCCGCAACGTGTACACGGCCCTCCTCGCAGCCAACCCTGACAGCGAGCGCCGGGCGTGGCTTGAGGGGGCCCTGGCCCTCCTAGACTGGCTGGAGCATGGCGGAGAGCCGCCAGTGGAGATGCTGTGACATTCTCCCCCATCATCCAGCGAGTTACCCTCACCCCCGAGTTGGTTGAAGCCTTCTCGGGGATGTTTCTTTCTCCGATGTATGACAACCCTGCGCCCACGCCCGACTTCCACCGCCAGGGCTGGGCGCTGTGCTGCTCCCCCCATACTCTGGTCAGCATTGTGGCCCCCCGCGAGCACGCCAAGTCCACCGCCTTCACCCATGCATTCGGGCTGGCAACGGTATGCTTCCGGGCTCAGGATTACGTCCTGGTGGTCTCCGCCACGGAGGACCTCGCCATCGGACACCTGGGCGACATGGCCAAGCAGCTCCGGGAGAATGAGGAGCTGCGGGCGGAGTTCAAAATCAAGCGCCTCGTGGTGGATGCCAAGACCGACTGCATCGTAGAGTTCGCCGACGGCCACCAGGCTCGCATCCTGGCCAAGGGCTCCGGGCAGAAGATGCGGGGGTTGAAGTGGAATGGGAAACGGCCTGGGCTCATCCTCGGGGATGACCTGGAGGAGGACGAACAGGTCGAGAATCTCCAGGCACGAAAGAAGTTTCGGCGGTGGTTCAATCGCGCCCTCATTCCCTGCTTGCGTCGGGGAGGTCTCGCCCGCATCTACGGTACCATCCTCAACCAGGATTCCCTCCTCGCCCGCCTCCAACGGAACAAGGCGTGGCAGTCCCTCTTCTTCAAGGCCCATCGGTCCCTGTCGGACTTCCGAGAGATCCTCTGGCCCGAACAGTTCCCCCAATCCCGGCTGGAGGAGATCAAACTCCGCTTTGCCGAGGACGGGGACCTGGCGGGGTACTCCCAAGAATACCTCAACACCCCGATGGCGGATGAGCTGGCCTTCCTCTCTCCCGAGGGCTACCTCCCGATGGAGGAGCAGGACTTCCGTGCCCCCAAGCGGGTGAAGATCGGATGCGACTTCGCGGTCTCCACCGCGGCTCACGCGGACAAGACCTCCTTCACGGTGGGCGGAGAGACTCCCGATAACCTCCTCTGCATCTTCGATCAGCGCTCCGGGCGCATGGACACGGAGGAATGGATCGGGGAGATGTTCTCCCTCCAGATCGAACACGACCCCGAAGAGTGGGTGGTGGAAGGCGGGGTGATCTGGAATGCGGTGTGGCCCACCATCCGGCGGGCGATGCGAGAGCGAGGCATCTGGATGAACTTCCGGGTCATCAACCCGGTGAAGGACAAGGCGGCCCGCGCCATCGCCCTTAAGAAGAGGCACAAGGCTGGTGGGATGCGCTATGCGCGGGATGCCCACTGGTACCCAGGCTATGAGGAGGTCCTCAAGTCCTTCATCCCCGGAGTCGATGGGGTGGATGACGAGTTCGACTCCACTGCCATCCTCGCTAAGGGCTTCGACCAAGAGGCCCCGCCGGAGGAGGACGACTACCGGACGGAAGAGGAAGAGGACTTCGAAGCCCAGGACCCCAAGCGGTGGGTCGGGCGGGATGAGGTTACAGGATACTAATCAGATGAATGCCCCGCTATCTTATTCAGGAGGGTTGGCGAGCGTGACGCGGTGCCGAGACAGGACGGCAGTCAAGGGTTTAAATGAGGCCGCAGGTTTTTGCGGCCGAATGGCCCTTGACGGACGGACTGGCCGGCGCTATGATCCCGCGTGCAACCCTCCGGATAGCAGCGGGCATGGAGAAGCCTAATGTGGAAAATCTCTAAGCGTATCGACCTCACCGGCGTCGAAAAGCTCCCCAACATTACCCACCTCCTCGCCCCTGAGGATCTCGCCCACATCGGGCGGCGGGTATGGGATGGCTACACCCGTGACCGCCAGTCCCGCGCGAAGTGGGAGAAGCGCACCCAGGCGGCTATGGACCTCGCCATGCAGATTCAGAAACAGAAGTCCTTCCCGTGGCCGGGGTGTGCTAATGTGTGTTTCCCCCTGGTGAGCATTGCCTGCCTTCAGTTCCACTCACGGGCCTACCCTTCCCTGATCTCGGGTACGGACATTGTGAAGTATCGGGTGGTAGGGAAAGACCCCCAGGGCACTGAGCGGGAGCGTGCCACCCGGATCGGGCAGCACATGAGCTATCAGGTGCTTGAAGAGGATCCGGCCTGGGAAGAGCAGCACGACCGCCTGTTCCTGAGCGTCCCGATTGTGGGCTGTGCTTTCGTGAAGACTTTCTACGATCCTGATCAAGGCGGGAATGTCAGTGAGTTGGTCCTAGCCCAGGACTTGGTGATGAACTACTACGCCAAGTCCGTCGAGCAGTGCCCGCGCAAGACCCAGATCTACCCCATCACCCGGAATGAGCTGTACACGGGTTCGGAGACCGAACGTTTCCGTGATGTGCGGGAGTGCGATTGGTACACTCGCCCCGCCGTGCCCCTCGACCCCCAACCTGGCACTTCTCGCTCCGACACCCGGAAGGGCCAAACCCCGCCCATGCAGCCGGACGAGGATACTCCCTACACCGCCCTCGAGCAACACTGTCGGTTTGATCTAGACGGGGATGGGTATGCGGAGCCGTGGATTGTGACCATTGAGGCCCAATCCAAAGAGGTCATCCGCATGGTGGCTGGATGGGACAACGTGACCCAGGTGGAGCGTTCCCTCTCCGGTGGGATCGCCCGCATTCACTCCACCGAGTACTACACCAAGTACGGCTTCATCCCCTCAGCCGATGGTGGGGTGTACGATGTGGGCTTTGGGGTCCTCTTAGGCCCCCTCAACAGCGCGGTGAATGCGGTCATCAACCAGCTCCTCGATGCGGGCACCCTCAACACCACTCGGGGTGGGTTCCTCGCCCGTGGGGCGAAGATTCGGGGCGGCCAGTATCAGTTCACCCAGTTTGGGTGGAACCGGGTGGATGCGACAGGTGATGATCTCCGCAAGAGCATCTTCCCGATGCCCACCCAGGAGCCTTCCCCTGTCCTCTTCCAGCTTCTCGGCTTCATCATCCAGTACGCCCAGCGGCTCGGTGCTTCCACCGATGCCCTGGTGGGTGAGAACCCCGGCCAGAACACCCCCGCCGCCACCCAGCAGTCGATGGTGGAACAGGGTATGAAAATCTACTCTGCCCTCTTCAAGCGCCAGTGGCGGTCGATGAAGGAGGAGTTCAGGAAGTTGTACTGCCTCAACGCAACCTACCTCCCCGATACCTACGCGTTCGGGGACGAAGGGATGATCCTCCGGCAGGACTATATGGCTGACTCGAAGCGGATCTGTCCGGTCACCGACCCTAACATCGTGAGTGATGAGGCTCAAGTCCGTCGGGCGATGACCATCAAACAGTTCGCCGCGGGCACTCCTGGCTACTCCCTCCCCGAGGTCGAGAAGCAGGTCCTCCGGGCCCTCCATGTGGAGGAGATCGACACCCTCTACCCTGGTCCGGACAAGGTACCCCCTCTCCCCAATCCCAAGCTCATGGTCGAGCAGGCGAAGGGACAAGCCCAGGCCCAGGTGACTCAACTCCGGGGCCAGATGGAACTCCGCAAGTTCGTCATGCAGATGATGGAGACCCATCGCCTCAACACCGCCAAGATAATGCAGCTCGAGGCTCAGGCCGCGAATCTGATGGAACAAGCCGGCGGTGTACAAACCGGGCACGACATAGCGGCCTTCAATGCCGCTATCGGTGCCTACAAGACCCACAACGAGGCCCTATCGGCCCAGGTGGAGCAGACGTTGAAAGCACTGGAGATGCAACATGCACATGAGCAAGGTACCCTCCCAGGAGGAATGGGGGGAATGGGAACAACACCCGGCAACCAAGGCCCTCAAGGCGGTGCTGGAGTCCCGAATAGCGGGGCTGAAGGAGCAATGGGCTGAAGGCGCATTCACGCACGCCACGACAGAGGCTGCGGTACTCGCCAACAACCACGCCGTCGCGCAATGTCAGGTCTACCGCGACGTCCTCGAAATTGACCACCTGACAATCCTAGGAGAGCTAAGTGATGAGCAATCAAGCAGAGAACCAACCGACGACGATTCCGACGAATGAGAGCGGGCTTGTCCCCCTCGGCCGTGCGGTTCTCGTCGAGCACTACGAACCCGAACGGGCAGGAGCCCTCATTGAACTCCCCGATTCCGTAAAGGAACGGACCCTGTTGGTGGAGCAGCGCGCGGTGGTAATCGCGGTGGGACCGGCTTGCTGGCCCGACGAACCCGCCCGCGCAAAGCCCGGTGATCGGGTCCTGATCAGCAAGATGGCAGGATACATGGCCAAGGGAACACGGGACGGGAAGCTGTACCGTCTGGTAAACGACCGCGACATCTTCGCAGGCATTGTGGAGGAGTGAGCAATGAACATCGAAATGCAAGCACGGGAGCAAGGGTGGGTTCCGCTGGAAGAGTTCCGGGGGCCTGCGGAAAAGTGGAGGACTGCGGAGGAGTTTCTCGAACGCGGGGAGAAGGTCCTTCCGGTGGTGACTTCTAAACTGCGGCGCGCGGAGGCAGAAGTCGCGCGGGTTGCGGCGGAGAATAAAAAACTGGCTGAGTTATTCCAGGCTTCCCAGGAATCCATCACCGAGCTCCAGGCCTTCCACGAGCAGAACCTCAAAGAGCGGCTTGCCCAACAGAAGCGTGAGCTGACCGAACGGCTGGCTGCGGCTCGGGAAGATGGAGATGTGGCGGCGGAGGTTGAGATACAGACGGAGATTGCGGCACTGGGCAGGGAACAACCTATTGAAAAGCCTGTGAAGGCACCCGTACCCGACACACCGACTCAGCCGCAGCTCGACCCTGCCTTTGTGGCGTGGCGCGACGCCAATCCTTGGTTCGGGGTGGACGTGCGCAAGACAAAGGAAGCGATGGGCATCGCCCAACTCCTAGAGGCTGATCCGGCTAACGAGGGGCTGGCAGGCAAGGCCTTCTTCGACAAGGTATCGGAGGAACTTACTCGCCGTCATCAACCCGGGGGTGGGCACTCAAAGGTGGGCAGTGGTCGACCCTCGGGCGAGGGAGGTGGGGGTGGGGGTGGGTCGCGTAGCTACGACGCCCTCCCTGCGGACGCCAAAGAGGCCTGTGACTCCCGCATCAAGAAGATGGTGGGGGAAGGTCGGGCATTCAAAACCCCGGTGGAGTGGCAGTCCTACTACGCCAAGATTTATTTCGAGAAGGAGTAAACCATGAGCAATCCTGGAAAGGCCAATCCGGCCAACATGACCGATCTAAAGCTGTCCGGTAAGGACCGCATTCCTATGGCCGTCCCCCAACGTCACCTGGAAGTAGCGGATATTCCTGGGTATCACATCCATTGGTTTCTCACGTCGCGCGTCGCACGCGCCCTCCGGGCGGGTTATACCTTCGTGACGGAAGACGATGGAGTTGACATCAACAACTTCGACCTCGCTGGCGCTGCCCAAGCAAACGGCTCGACAGATATGGGCACCCGGTTCAGTGTACCGGCTGCCATTGGGGGCGACAGCGACGAACGGCTGTACCTGATGAAGTTGCCCACCGAGCTGTGGGAACAAGATCAGGCGATGCTCGAGCAGCGGAATGAGCAAGTGGCCTCGGCACTCCGGGGAGACCGTCAGGGCGCATTGGCCGGCGAGGCCAATCCCTACGACACCTCCGAGCGCTACAAGAACCAGATGACCTCATCTTTGTTTACGCCGAAGCGGCGACGCTAGGCACATACCCTTTAGGAGTTTAAAATGGCAAACCCGAACAAGCCGGCCGGGCTGGTGCCGGTGCAGTACCTAAACGGGTCGCCCTGGTCTGGCCAGGCGCGCACCTATTTCATCGCCCAGGCGGACACCAATGCTTACGCCATTGGCGACCCGGTGGCTTCTTCGGGCTCTGGCGATTCGAACGGGGTGGCGGGCGTGACCTTGGCCACCGCAGGGACGGGCAATGCAGTGCGTGGTGCGATTGTGGGTATCGGCACGAAGGAAAGCCTGATGGCGGACCCGAACAACCTGAACACCCTCATCATCCCGGCCACGAAGACCCAGCCCTACTACGTGATGGTGGTCGATGACCCGAACGTGATCTTCTCGATCCAAGAGGGCAACACCACGACGTACCTCACGGCGGCGGATATTGGTTCGAATGCGAACCTGTTCTCCGGCACCAACAACGGCTATGTGTCGGGCTGGACTCTGAACAACTCAGGCCTCGCTACCACGGCCACCCTGCAGCTCCGCATCTTGGGCCTGCAGCGCACGATCGACAACACCTTCGGCCAGTACGCCAAGTGGCTGGTCAAGATCAACAACCACGAACTTGCTGCCGGCACGGCAGGCGTCTAAGGGAGAATCATCATGGCTGGCGGCGTAATCAATACCTCCTCGCATCCCAAGCTACTTTGGCCTGGGGTGCATGCGATTTGGGGTCAGCTCTACAACGAGCATGCGAAGGAGTACGTGGACCTCTACGACATCGAAGACTCCGAACAAGCATACGAACAGGACGTGCAGGTGGCTTCCTTCGGCCTTGCGCCGGTGAAGGCTCAGGGCGCTCCGGTGTCGTACGACTCGGAAGGGCAGGGTTGGGTCACGACGTATGTGCATATCGCGTACGCGCTGGGCTACCAGGTCACGTACGAGGAACTCCGCGACAACCTCTACGAGAAGGTCTCGACCGATCGTGCGAAGGCCAACGCCTTCTCGATCAACCAGACCATCGAGAACGTCTGCGCGTTCCTCTACAACAACGCGTTCTCCTCGACGTACTTCACAACGCCGGACGGACAGCCGTTGATCTCCACGGCTCACGTTAACGTGACGGGCGGCACGTTCTCCAACCAGCTCTTCCCCTCGGTCGACATCTCCGAAGCGGCATTCGAAGATATGTGCATCGAGATCATGGGCACACAGAACGATCGTGGGTTGCTGATCTCCATTATGCCGGAGTCACTGCACGTCTCCCGACAGGACTGGTACAACGCGAACCGCATCATGAAGTCGGTGCTTCAGTCCAACACCTCCTCGAACAACGTGAACGTGCTGAAGGCCACGAACGCGTTCCCGAAGGGGATCAAGATGAACCACTACTTCACTTCCCCGCATGCATGGTTCATCCGCACGAACTGCCCGAACGGCATGAAGATGTTCTGGCGCGATCAGCCCGAGTTCGATCAGGACAACGACTTCGACACCAAGAACGCGAAGGCCGCTACGTATATGCGGTTCTCGGTCGGGTGCTCGGACGTGCGATCGATCTTCGGCTCGAACGGTCCCTGATTGGTGGGTGGTTTACCGGGGGACGGCGTGCGTCGTTTCCCGGTTTCTTTTCGAACAATTCCCTTTAGGAGCCCATCGTGTCGGAACCGTCCCGTTTCATTTCTGGATTTACCCAGAGCTACGAGTGGCAACCCCTTGGCAACATTGGGGTTCCCAATCCTTTTTTCTATGCGGTTGATGCCGATGACTTCACGCCGTGGCGTCCGGATGGTATTACGGTCACTGCCACGGGTAATGGCACCGTCGCACCTACGCCGGGTGTTGGCGGTCTGGCATTGTTTACCACCAACTCCAGCACGCCGGCTGGTACGGATCTGGCCTCCATCCAGCGGCCCAATTCGGACTTTGAAGTGCCAACAGCACTCACCTCCACGTTGGCCTTTTGCGCCCGTATCATGTTGCCGGATGTGCTGAATCCGCAGTTCACGGTAGGCTGGTTGAACACCACGACCACGCCTTTCGCACCGACGGACGGAATATATTTCAACAAGGCCTCCGGCGCTGCCACCATCACCTGCAATGTGCTGGTCGGGAGTGCCTCGAAGGGCTCATTCTCGTTGAATGGGATTTTCACTCCCACCAACAACGTGTTCTTCGACCTAGGCTGGCAGTTCGAACCAAGGACGCAGGAATTCACGGTTTTCGCCGGTGTGGGATTGGTAGGGAACAAAACCACTACCTACAACACGGCCACCCTTGGTCCGGTTGGGCGGTTCACGGCTAGTGCCTATCCTACCGTGGGCATGAACCCGACGTTGGCTCTCCAGTCCGGCACCGCCACCTCGAAGACAATGCAGGCCGATTTCTTCGGGTCTTTCCTGGAGCGCTAATCATGGCTAACGCCGTTCAGGTCCAAATTCTCCAGGACGGCCCCCGGAATACGGTGGCCAAGTTCACGGGGGAGCTTGACACGTCGATGGAGGCGTATAACGTCAAGCTCGCTCCCCTCACCTATGGTGCTACCTACAGCCTCGGCCCCTATGGCAAACCCGCTACCTGGCGGATCGACTTCATCGAGTTCGCTATCTCGGACGGGATGAGTGTGTCGTTGTTCTGGGACGCCACGACCCCGCAGATCATCCTCCCGATGGCAGGTCGGGGAAACAAGCACTTCAAGAACTTCGGCGGGATTAGCGGGTATACGGCGCAGGCCTCACCGGGATGGACCGGAGGGATTGGGTTGTCGACGAGCTTCACCTCTCCCCCGCCCACCCTCACTGCCAGTGATCCGCTCGTCTACATGATCGTGTTGGACCTGGTCAAGCAAGGTCCGGGGTTGTCATGACCACGCCTGTCTCCCAGTACACAGCCGGGCGCATCATCACCTTCGCCTATCGGGACTGTCTCCTCGTGCAAGAGGGGTCGGTCCCGAACAGCGAGCAGATGGCGCGCGGGTGGATGCTACTGCAGGACATGGTTAACTTCTGGGTGACGCAGGGATTGAAGCTCTGGATCACTGCGGATATTGGGATCACGTTGGTTGCGGGGCAGAGCACCTACACGATGGGGCCGGCAGGGACTGTGGTGATGACCAAGCCCCTTCAGGTGGTGGAGGGATACTACGCGGACTCCGCAGGCATCCGCCGCCCGCTCATTCCCCTTGCCTGGGATGACTGGGTCCGACTATCCCAGGTCAACCAGCAAGGCCAAATCAACAGCTACTTTGTGGACAAGCAGCAGACTCAGTTCATTGTGAAGACGTGGCTTGTCCCGGATGCGGTGGCCGCAACGGGTACCCTCCACCTCATCACTCGGCAGCAGATGGTTAACCCTGTCGCCCTTACTGATTCGATGGGCTTCCCTATCGAGTGGGGCTTGGCCCTGCGATGGGGGCTGGCGGATGAGCTGGCCTCCGGTCAACCCGAGCGGATTGTGCAGCGGTGCCAAGCCAAGGCGGCTATGTACCGCCAAGCCCTGGACGATTGGGATGTAGAGGATGCCCCCACCCAATTCGTGCCTGATGCGCGTATGGGCTTCTACGGTATGGACTTCCAATGAGCACACCTCCGCAAGGCACGGGTGGACAAGGGGTCGGCGATAGTCGGCCTATTCGCATTCCCCTTGCAACAGACCTCCGGAACCGGAGTGAGAATTACAAGATCGATGGCCGCTTGGTGAATGCCTACGCAGAGCAGGTAGAGCGCGGGGAAGTGTGGATTTACAAGCGACCATGTTTGGTTCCTTACACCCAGCCCTCCGGAGGCGCAGCCTCGGGCTTGGGAGTATTTAACTGGAATAATGTAGTGTACTCGGTGTTCGGGGGAACCCTCTATGCGGGTACCACGGCACTCGGAGCTGTGGATTCCTCCGCACCCTACACTTTCAGCTCTCTGCTCGGTGCCACTCCTTCCCTCTTCCTTCAGAACGGTTCGCACTATTACTACTACAATTCCTCCGCGGGCTTGACCGCTATCACGCCGGGGAGCTTTACAACTTCCGTACCGGGCTGTGTGTACCTTGATGGTACTATGTATGTGATGGATGCTCAGGCTAACATCTGGGGTTCTAACATAAACAATGTGGCTACTGGACAATGGGTAGCTACCAACTTGATTGTGGCCCAGAGTGAGCCGTGTCCGGGAATTGCGCTTCTCAAGCAGCTTGTCTATGTGGTGGCGTTCAAGACCTATAGTATAGAGATGTTCTTCGATGCGGGGAACGCCACCGGCTCTCCACTCGGCTCGGTGCCGGGTCAGAAGCTCAACTACGGTTGTCGGGATGCCCGCACGGTAGCAGAATTGGCGGGCGTGCTTCTGTGGGTCGACCAGATTCGAAATGGCGGGTCCTCCGTGCGGATCATGGATCAGGCCACGGGACAACCCTGTTCGACGCCCCAGGTGGAGCGTCTCCTGCAATACGCCGATGCGCAAGGATACTATTCGGGTAATGTGTACGCCTGGACCGGAAAAATCGATGGGCATCTGTTTTACTGTTTGACTATCCAGAACCTCAACGTCACACTGGTTTATGACATTGCTCAGAAAATGTGGTACGAGTGGACGGACACCTCAGGCAATTACATGCCGATCGTGGCTTCAACCTTCCTAGGTGGCCAGACCATCTGCCAAGGACAGTCGGATGGTCGGCTGTATAAATTGAGTACACAAGTGGGCACAGATAACGGTGTGATTGTGCCGACGGATGTTTACACCCCAGAGTTTGACGGGGGCACGCACCGCCGGAAAGTGATTGATCGGCTGCGGGTGGTGGGGGATAACTACCCTGGAAACGTCCTTCAGATTCGTGTATCGGATGACAACTACCGTACGTGGTCGAACTTTCGTGAAGTTGATATGGGTATGGTTGATCCATACTTGGCTAACTGTGGCACCTTCCGTCGGCGGGTATGGCATCTCCGTCAGGCCAGCACTGCGGGTGGACGGCTTGTCCAAGCCCTTGAAGCCGACCTCGAACTGGGAGACGGGTAATGGCTACCGTTTACCCGACTCCTCCTACCTTCGCCCTGCCCGTCATCGTCAATGAGCAGAGCGGCGATAACCAGTTCAACCCTATCTGGCTGCAATGGTTTCTGCAACTAGCCCAGTTCCTTTCTTCTTCTAGCGCTGGACGTTTACGCGACTTTATCCCGGTGGTGGCCAGCGGGATATATGTAGCTAGTAATGGTACGAATAACGTGCTGGTTATGGCGTGGGGTGGTGGAGGGGGCGGCGGTGCATCCGCCTCAACCTTGACCGGTCAGGTTTCGGTGGGTGGAGGTGGCGGTGCGGGGGCTTTTGCCATGCAACTGTTCACTACTAACTTCAATAACCTACCCTTCACAATAGGGGCAGGTGGTCTGAGCGGCGGGGATGGAGGGGCGTCTACTTTCAGTACCCTATCAGCGGGTGGCGGGAAAGCCGGCATTTCGGGGACAGCGGTTACTGCACCCACCTTTACCCTCGGCGGTGCCGGGGGGACGGCGGGTGGTTTGATCGTAGGTCATGCTGCGGCCGGATTGGCCGGGATATCCCTTGGAACCTCGGCGGTGATGAGTGGACAAGGAGCCTCTGCCCTTTGGGGACAAGGGGGATTGCCGGTGGGAGCAGGTATAGGCTCCAACGCCGTCGGCTATGCGGCGGGTGGTAGTGGTGGCGCCAGCCCCCCGAGTTCGGGAAGTGCTTCTGGGGGTCTTGGCGGTGGTGGACTTGGCCTCATCATGGAGCTATCGTGATCCGCCCTGCAACCATCGCTGATATTCCTTGGCTCATTGAGGCGGGCGCGCACGCCCAACAGGAGGCTCCCCATTATGCTGATTTACCTACGAGTTCCGCCGATCAGTATAAACGGCTGGTCGGCGTTCTCCAATTCCCAGATGCCGTATGCATCCGAGTGGTGGAAGACCATACCGGGTTCATATGCGGTGCTCTCGAGCCAGCTGTTTGGTTTCAGACAATGTACGCGGTACAGAATCTCCTGTGGGTCCACCCTGATCATCGGGGTACGCGACGAGCATGGAGACTTGTTGGGGCCTTCGAAGAGTGGGCTCGTGAGCATGGTGCCACACGCATAATCAACGGAGTCTCTAGTGGCGTTGCGGAAGAACGCACTGGGCGATTCTACCATAAAATGGGCTATCTCCCTATGGGCCCGTCATTTTATAAGGAGCTGACATGAGCCACGTCGTTAGTTCAATTTTGCCGATTGCAGGTACTCTCGTCGGTGCTTACTTCGGGGGCCCCATGGGCGCTGCTGCAGGTGGCGCGATTGGTGGTGGGCTTGGCGGCGCCATGAACGGTGGTGGCTGGGGAAACATCCTCAAAGGCGCCGGAATGGGCGGGGTGGGCGGTTACTTTGGGGGTAGCGCACTGAGCTCCCTGGGAGCTGGAGCCGCTGGGGTTGGTACGGCTGGCTCCAGCGGGAGCGGAGGCTTCCTGAGTGACATTTTGGGCAGTGCGGGCGGGGGCAGTGCCAGTGGGGGAGGTGGAGGTTTTAGTAGTATGCTGGGCAGTCTGTTTGGCGGTAGTGGCGGCTCGACGGGCGGATTTAGCCCCATGTCGCTTCTAGGGGGCCCTGGCGGAAGTATGGGAAGCATGGGGAGTTTCAACCCCACTTCCCTGTTTAGCGGGGGTGGCGGTATGGACCCGCTGAGCAGCTTCGATCCCATGTCCATGCTAGGGGAAGGGAGTGGTGGAGGTGGAGGCGGAGGCCTCGGCGCGCTGCTAGGGGGATTGGGTGGTGGTGGTAGCGGGGGCGGAGGAGGGGGCCTCGCCTCTCTGCTCGGAGGACTGGGCGGTGGAGGGGGTGGTGGAACTTTAGGCCCTCTCAGTTCCCTTCTCTCCATTGGTTCAGGGATATTCGGCCTCAACCGCTCCTCCCAGATGGACGATTTGGTCAACCAACTCAAGGCGTCGGGGGGCCAGTACAGCCCCGAGTACGCGGCGATGCTGAACAACCTGATGAAGAATCCTTCTTCAATCACTTCCATGCCTGGGTATCAAGCCGGGATGGACGCAGTTGAGCGCTCGATGGCTGCGCAGGGGTATCAGGGTTCTGGGAACATGGCCGCGGCCCTCCAGGCCTACGGTGGGAATTTCTTCAACCAGCAAGTCCAACAGCTCCAACAACTCACTTCGAGTGGGGCTGCAAGTACGGCAGCGGCGTTGCAAGGAATGACCTCGGGTAACAATGCCGCTTCGTCTGCCCTTGGAGCACTTGGGTACGGTATCAAAGGATTGGGGTTCTAACATGCCTATCTTCGGAAGTGCCCAAGGAACCTCCGCAGCCCTCGGGGATATGATGCAGGGCGCGCAATTGCAGGGTCAGCAGCTTCGCAATGCGAGTATGGCTACCCAGCTTGCGGAACAGGCCCGTATGGCTCAGCTTGCTCAGCAGGAGGCTGGCTCGGGAAAGGGGCCGGCGGACCAGCTCGAGGATATGGCCAACATGGCTCTGAAGTCGGGGTTGACGGCCTCGGGGGCGAAGTTGGCTACGGATGCGGCGGGGCTGCGGCTGAAGCAGGCCCAAACAACGCAAGCGCAGGGTCGGACTTTCCAGGCCCAGGCCACCGCAGCCAAGGCGGAGCTGGCTATGGCCGAGGGGCTGTTGGGGAACGTGAACGACCAGGCCTCATGGGATGCCGCCAATTCCCTGTTCGAAAGCATGACCGGTCGCCCCTCGCCCCTCAAGAACCTCCCCTACAGCCCCCAACTCGTGGCTAACCTGCAGCAAGCCACCCTCACGCTGAAAGATAAGCTGAAGCTCAAGATCGACGAGATGAATGCCCAAACGCGGGCCGAAAGCGCATCGTCGGCTGAGAGTTTCAGGGAGTTCCGTAAGGGGTACTTGACGCAGGACCTTCAGCTCCGAAAGGAGCGGGAGGCAAGGCTGGCTAAACCAGGGGGGCGGAATGCGGACATGGGGGCTCCGGTGAAGAGTGAACTGGACCATGCGGAAGACCTGTTGAAGGACTCCTTTCCCGATCTACCCGATGCGGAGCGCACTAATGCCGCCTACACTATCGCATCTCGTGCACGCGCAATTAGGAAAACGACTCCTGGTCTGGATGCCGATGCAGCGATGGAGCGAGCATTCACAGAATCCAGGGGGCAGTTTAAGACACTGAATGACAGCTACAAGTTCATGGGGATGGACGTTCCGGGGACAGGGCACAAGGTTACACACTTTGATCGTTCCGGTAAACCTGTCGCCTCGTCTACCGGGAAATCCGCCCTCAATCTTCCTTCCAATCCCACCGCCCAAACCCTTAAGGCGGGTCAGGCCTACAAACTCCCCGGTGGTCAGGTGGGTACCTGGAACCCCGGTACCCAAAGCTTCGACCTCGAGGAGGAATGATGGCGAGCATTTCGCTGGGCGATGTGACGGCGGAGATGCAGGGGGTGGCTCTCCTTCCCGGCATGGGGGAGACGGGGCAGGTAAACAAGCCCCCTCTACCGCCCACAGGGAAGAGTATCCCGCTATCTGCCTTGCAATCTAACCCTTTCGCGGGTAAGTCCTCGGTGAGTCTAGGGGATGTAGCTGCGGAATCCAGCACCCACTTCCTCAAGCGCGCAGGGAAGGATCTTGCCGGACTAGCAGATATGCTGCTGAGTACCCCCGGTGGGTTGCTCTCTACCCTCGCCGGAAAAGCCTATGAGACCTTCACTTCCCTCCCATTGTCTAAAGCGGAGGCAGAGCGCCAGACGGCCGAAGGCGCTTCAATCCGCAAGAGTGTGACGGAGTATACGACCTCCCCTATCGCTCACATCATGCATGCGATGGGCTACAAAAAAGATTACTCGGATGCGGATGTAGGAAAAGTTACCAAGCTTATCAATGAGGCACTTACCAAAGGAAGCACTCACGTTGCAGCGGCTTCTCACGGCACAGTATCCCCTCAACAACTTCAAGTGTTGGCAGGAGACTTGATAAACCTTGCACCGTTAGGGTTCTCTCGTTTTGCACTTCTTGAGCGGGCCAAGCTCTCGCCGGAGGAACTCCGGTCGGGGAAGGTTGGGAACCAGACCGCGGAAGACATTCTCAACCGCTATACCGAACAGACTGGCAATCCGGACAACCTCACCCCGCACGATGTAGCGCGGAAGATGGAGCAGACCCTTACGGAGAAATCCGACGCGGAGATCCATGCTGAGGCCAAGGCCTACGACCTGATGAAACGGGGGGCGTCGCTCAAGGAGGTCCTTGCCGCTCGGAAGAATAATCCCCTCGTGGGGGAGAAGCTGGACGAGTTCATGGCCAAGCGGCGCGAGCACAGCCAGACCATTCAGGGGGACAAGGACCAACCCTTCGCCGAGTCTGAGGCTAAGCAGCACTTCGACGAGGCCGCAGCGAAGGGAGAGCACGCCCACAACCTACGACAGTCGGCGAGGAAGGCTTACTTACAAGATCAGAAGGATTTCAAGCGGGCCGGGGTGGAGGCTCGCTACGGGAAGCCCTTTGAGGCTTCCCCCAAGACCCGTCTCTCGGAGGGCAAGGTCCTGGGCGAGGAGCCCCTGCAAGGTGGCCCACTGCCCAAGCCATCCGCACTAGAAAGGGCTCAGGCTAAGATAGCGGCCGGACGGAAGTTTGACCTGACGGCTGAGGAGAAGATCGCATGGAATAAAGCACCAGTGCCCGATCTTACCGGAATTAAAAAGGGCCCCGCCACGGGCACGGAATCGCCGGGTGGGCAATCCCCCATGGGCGGCGCGTCAACCCCGCCACGGCCCGAATTGCCCGGTTCCCGCCCCCTTTTGGCCGGCCCGGAACCCGCCGCCCCGGCATCCCGATTACCGGGCGGCCGCCAGTCCGGCTCCGTCGACATGCGTACCCTTCTTCCGGTCGCTGCAGCCGCTACAGGCGCGGTGGTGGGGGCCCATCTCGCGGAGCAGGAGAAGCTTGAGGGCGCGATCCTCGGAGGGTTGGGAGGACTGGCTGCGGCGATGGCCCCGCGATATGCGGCGCGGGTGGGAGATCAGTGGGGACGAGCACTTAAGACAGGAGTCGTGACGGCGGGGGTTGCGTATGGTATGTCTCGGCTGGATAAGGACCACCCGATCGAGGGTGCAGTGCTTGGCAGCCTGTGGGGAGCAACTCACCTCCTCCCTAAGGCCAAGGTGCCGATGGTGGGGGCTATGTCTATCGATGATCTGGTCAATGCCCGGAATGGTGCGATAGCAGCTCAGGGGCGAGAGGTTGTCAATACTTCCTGGGCGATGCGGACAGCTGTACCGGACCCTGCTCGCAGAGCAGCGGTGGCGGAGGCCGTGGAGAAAGGTTCCACCCGCGGGCTGTCTCCCCAAGAGGTTAAGGTCTACAACGCCTACAAAGGCTTCACCCGGAGCTTTGGGGAGGCCGCGAAGGACCAGGGGGTGCTGAAGGATCTTGTCCAAAACTACGTCACCCACGTGGTCGAGCGGGAAGCGCAGCCCCTTACCAAGGTGCAGGAGGTGATGGATGCGCTATTCGGTGGAGGAGAGCGGGCTATGGGAGGTGCGTCGCCTGTAACAGGCTTTGCCAAGCACCGCGCCTACTCCACCTTTGCGGAGCTAGAAAAGGCCCTGCAGGGCACCGGGCTCAAGGTGAAGACTAAGGACATTGCGGACCTGGTTGACATATATGGCCAGTCAATGGCTCGGGCGGTGGAGAACAAACGGCTATTCGATAACCTCAAGGCCGCGAAGGAAGGCGGGGAGGGAGGTGTACCCTTTATCCTCCCCGCAGACAAGGCACCTCAAAGCTATGAGACGGTGGTGACGCCGCAACTCCAGGGAATGAAAGTCCATCCCGATATGGCCCCTGCGCTGAAGTTCGTGGCAGAGTCCTACCGGCCGGGGTATGTGACGCGAGGCATCCTAGGTCTGTCCCTTGCCCAGAAACGCTTGTCCACCGGCATGTCCCTGTTCCACGCCCAGAATCTGATCAACGCCTATGTCGGCGCGAGTGGGCTGCGGTCGGCCAAGATGCTGGGAGATGTGAACGCCGCACTCAAGACGTATCGGGAAGGTGGGCTGGGAGACGTGATTGATACAGGGCTGCGGAATGGACTGCGGGTCGAGCGGCCAATGGAGACGGACCTAGCCGCAGGAAAGAAGCTCGGGGCCGCGATTGACGGGCTGGTCAACGGAACCCTGGGCATTAAGTTCTCGGCCTTCGAGAAGGGCATGGGGGCCATTGAGTCCGTCCAACGGGAGACGTTTGACAAACTCACCTGGGACTACCTTCACACCGGCCTCAAGCTTGCCCTGTACACACGGGAGTTCGAGAAGGGGTTGCGGGACCACCCTACCTGGTCGAAGGATGAAGTGGCTAGGCAAGTGTCAAGCTTTGTGAATGACACCTTCGGCGGATTGGATTGGTATCGGGTGGCGTCGGAAACCCAAACAGCGATTGGCCGGAACATCGCCATGCACCTTCTATCCCCGAAGGGCCGGGGTGCTCTCCAAATCCTAATGTTCGCTCCGGACTGGACTCTGTCTACCTTCCGGGCTATGTATAAGGCGCTTCCGGGGAGCACCGCAATGCCCCTCACGCATAACCTCCACATGAAGTACGTGATGCGGACGGCATTGATCTGGGCCACCCTGATGAACGGCTATAACCTGATGGCCAGCGGGCATCCTATCTGGGACAACAAGGACCCTACCAAGATTGAGTGGAGGGACGGGACTACCCAGCAAATCGCGAAGCATGCTATGGAGGGACCGGAATGGCTGCTCAACCCTCGGCAGACAGCGCTGAACAAGCTGGGTGTGGCGATCAAAGAGCCTCTCACGCAGCTCCTCGGGGTGGAGTATCTGAGCGCGGAGGGTAAGGCCCCGCCGATGAAGTCTCGGATGGGGCATCTCGCTGGGGCGGTGCTCCCCCTCAGCGTGCAAACGGGTGCGGCACCTGGTCGCTCACTGGGTGAGACAACCAAACGGGCGGCGCTGTCTACCCTGGGTATGCCGGTCTACCGGATGAGCAAAGCCGAACGCGAGGCGGCGAAGGCTAAGTCTCGCTACGAACATCGCCGCAAACGGAGGGGTGAATGAAAATCCTAGTGATTGACCACACTGCCCTCAACCTGCACTTCGCCCTCCAGGCCCAGGATCAGGGGCATGAAGTCCGGCTGTACTCCCCGGCGGTGCTGAAGGGACAGCCGAATCTGGTTGGGAAGGGATTGGTCAAGCGGATGCGGGAGTGGGAGCCCTCAATGGGGTGGGCGGACCTGGTAGTGGCCTCGGACAACTCGAAGGGGATGTTTGCCCTTGACGGGTATCGGAAGAAGGACTACCCGATCTTCGGGTCCACTCGAGAGACTGCCCAATGGGAGTTGGATCGTGCAAGGGGCCAGGAGGTTCTCCAGCGGGCTGGCGTGCCTGTCGCAGACTCTTATCGATTCTCGAGTTTTAAGAAAGCCGCGGCCTTTGCAGCTTCGACGGGGAAACGCTACGTGGCGAAGCCAAATGGAGATGTGGACAAGGCACTGTCTTACGTTCCCAAAGGTCAGGACGACCTAGCCTACATGCTCGATCGGTGGGATCGCACGCACCAGGGCCATCCTGATTTCGTCCTCCAGGAATTTATCCCCGGCACCGAGTTTGCGGTGGGCGGGTTCTTCGGCCCCTCTGGGTGGTGTGGACCGTGGTTGGAGAACTTCGAACACAAGAAGCTCATGGCGGGAGACTCGGGACCCAACACTGGAGAGATGGGCACGGTGATGAGGTATGTGGGGGAGAGCCAGCTCGCCGACCAAGTCCTCCGTCCCCTCGAACCAGAGCTGTTCCGTCAGGGCTACACCGGCTATATCGACGTGGCGGTGATTGTGGATGAACGGGGAAGGCCGTGGCCGCTGGAATTCACCTGCCGGTTTGGCTACCCTCTGTGGGCCATTCAACAGGTCCTCCACCCAGACAAAGCGGAGTGGATGCTGAACCTTGTGCAGGGGCGGGACACCTTCAAACCCCTGTATGACGTTGCCGTGGGTGTGGTGATGGGGCTGCCCGACTTCCCTTTCTGTCGTCGGCCGGTGGAGGAATCGTCGGGCTTCCCCATATTCGGACTGGAGGGGCAGGAGAAGTGGGTGGCGCAGGACGGGACGATGATGGGAGAGGTGCTGGGTAAGCCCGCACGGGTGACAGCCAATACCACTCCCATCACGGTGTGCGGAAGGGCGGGAACGGTGACAGAAGCCGTCGACCAAACCTACTCCCGGGTGAAGAAGATCAACATCCCCAACTCCGCCCTCTACCGTGATGACATTGGGCGGAAGGTGAAGGATAAGTTGAAGCTCCTTAAGGGCTTTGGCTATGCGAAGGAGTGGAATCATGGCTAATCCTATTCGCGGACGGGCGGACTATCTGGAGCTCGGAGACTGGAATGCAGTGTGTTTTCAGTGTGGGCGGAAGCGTAAAGCCTCCACCCTCCAAAAGCATTGGCAGGGATACTGGGTATGTCCGGAGCATTGGGAACCGCGCCATCCGCAGGACTTTGTGAGGGCTGTCAAGGACGTCATCACCCCTCCATGGCAACAACCCTATGAGGACACCTTCGTGCCGGTGTGTACATGGGAAGGTCGCGTGGCGCTTGTGGATGTAGGTGTGGTGGGTTGTATGATTGTTGACTTCGTTCCGCCGGAATGGCAAGCGGGCACTTATGACCCTACTGCACAAAATGCGCTGGATGTGTTTGTACTTAACGTATCGGAGTTGGGATGAAACGTCTACTTGGACTATTTGGCATAGTACTGTGCGGTGCAGCATTTGGACAGGTGACTCCTGGTTTTCTGTCCGGGCAAATCCTCACGGCAGCACAATTGAATGCAGCCTTCGCCCAGGCCGTTAACACGGTGAATGGGCAGGTTAGCGGGCTAACTGTCACGATGGGATTGACGGCAACAGGGTTGATCACTCCAACGGACTTGGCGAGTCAAGCAGCTAACACCGTGTTGGCGAATGTGACGGGAACTGCTGCTTCGCCCGCGGCGATAGCACTGCCCACAGGGTGCAACACTGCAGCCTCTGCGCTACAGTATAACACAGGCAGTTTCACATGTGGTACGGTGGCCAATGCCGGGGCTAATTCCAACATCACTTCCCTGACTGGTTTAACAACTCCGTTGGGAACTTGGGCCGGGGGCCTAGGGGCTAACAACAGTACTTCCACGGGGGTGCCGGTGTTTAGTGCGGGAGTGGTTACAATATCCACCACGCCTGCTCTTGGAACACCTTCAGCAGTAACCCTCACCAACGGTACAGGCCTGCCAATCTCCACAGGAGTGTCGGGACTTGGAACGGGGGTAGCAACGGCATTGGGAAGTGCGGTAACGGGCTCGGGTGGGGCGGTATTGGCTATAGCCCCTACAATCACAACGCCTGCCATTGTTGGCCCCACGAATGGGGTGGCGGCCGGGACAGGCGACGTGGGCGAAGTGATTTGTGCACAAGTCACGAACGGAGGTTCGCCTACAGGCTGCGCGACGAATTCGAGCACGCCTGTTTCGCTGAGCAGCGGCGTTACTTCGAATGTGGCGTCGATCACTCTTACACCAGGGAACTGGCGGGTGTGGGGGCAAGTGCTGACGATCCCGGCTGGCTCGACGACGCAATCGATCGTCAACGCAGCGATCAGCCCGACCAGCACATCCTTCACCGGACAGGTGGCGGAGTTCCTTCTTCCGTTCTCTGCTCCGGCCGGATCAGCAGTGGGTGGAACGCTTGATCCGATGCCGATTCGGGTGACGACAAACACCGTCTACTATCTGGTTGTAAATTCCACCTTTGCAGTTTCAACCAACACTGCAATAGGCTTTATCGTAGCTCAACGTACGAATTGAACGGAGAATAAAATGACGGATACGACCTTTCAATCGCAGATCACGGTGGTTACTGCGCCGTGGTGTCAGGACATTAATGATGCCGTGTATCGGGTGTTAGGACAGGACGGAACTACTCCGGTTAATCCAGGCCTTGCAGCTACGTTACAAGTCAATACGGTGCGGACTAGTATTGCAGCTTTACGCGCGGCGGTGAGAACCTCCATTACTCCCTTTGTGTTTGTGACCGGATATAGAGTCTCTGGAGATGGGGGTGGAGGGCTGTATTGGGCCAATTTGGCTGATATGACTTCTCTCGACAATAATGGCACGATTATTGTAGGAGCTGATGGGACACGCTGGTATCTAAATGCTAGCTACCCAGTTTCTATTTTTACATTTGGTGCCTATGGAGATGGAACACATGACGATGCACCGGCCTTAGCCAGTTACGTTGCGGCATTACCAGCAGCTGGAGGCCTTTTGTACCTACCAGGAGGGCGCACGTATGCCATATCGGCTTGGCCGGATTTCACCAATAAAACAGGTATAACGGTTAAAGGAGATGGCGGGGTTACAGCAGGTGCTGCGGCAACGACCCTTGTGTACGTAAACGCAACGGGTGCGGCTAACTTTATCAACGCACCGGGCTCGGTAGCTCTATGCATTGAAGGCATACAGTTTATTACCAAAAATGCAAGTTTTACAGGCTTCATTGTGGGACTGGGTTCGTCTCCGGCAAACTCAGCCTTTACCAAAATCCGCAGATGCGGCTTCTACGGAAGTGGCGCTGCTAAGTACATTGCCAAGGCGATTACCCTCGATAAGGCAATTGAAGTAGAAATCGATTCTTGTGTGTTTGGGCAACTGCTCTATGCGATCAATGGAGCGAATAATAGTAGTTTTTCAAACGTCGTAAAGATCACACAATGTCAGTTTATAGATACTAGTCAGATCCCAATCCAAGGCGGTGGTCAGGCTTGGTGGGTTAAAGGCAACACTTTTGAAGGATATAATAGTGGTACACCCGGCAATGTGGAGGCTGGGGCCATGGTAAACTTTCCAACAAACCCTTTTAATGGGCTGGAATTCGCCAGTAACTGGCTTGGAGATGTATTAACCAACGGGGGTACGTGGCTGAGCCTTTCAGGCGGTGGGATTGAGATTCATGGAGGCAACTTTTTTGGAGGTAATGCAGCATCAGATGCTATCGCGCTGGCCAGTGTAGACAGTGCAAATATTACGGGAAATACTTTTAACACTTTCCAGGTTGCTATAACCTTTGGAACAGGTAATGGTCCTAATATCCGGATCGGTCCGAACGAGTTTATCTCAGTTACAAATCGTTTCGGTTCTACAGCAAACTGGCCGGGGTATGCGGGCCCGGTGTTTTATGAACCTTTGAGTAATGCAAAAATGCGTATATACGGGCAAGTAACTGTTACGGCAGGAACTCCCGTTACAGTTGCATTTCCATTTAGTTTAGCAGCTACTCCTGAATCGATAAATGTGTCATTGATTGCACCCACCAGTTCGACTTCTACCGTGTATGTAACCAGTCCGGCTTCTTCTCAGATTGTGCTTAACACTGGAGGTCCGGCGGGAACCTCTATTGTGTACTGGGAAGTATCGGGACCGTTACCAAACTAAGGAGACCGCCATGGAAGGCGCAAAGCATGTAGTGGATATTACGGCAGCGGGGGCCGCGATGTTGTCGGTGTTACATGCACTACCGGAGGTACTGGCGGGTGTGGCTTCATTTCTGACGATTGTTTGGTACACCATCCGCTTGTCAGAGTGGGCGGCCAAACGGAGGGAGAAATGATTACGGGCTATGCAGATGCGTTCAGGCTTACGTGCGGACTGGAGGGAGATGGGAAACTATCCACCGATCCGAATGACCGAGGGAATTGGACGGGCGGGGAGATCGGAGCAGGAAAGCTTGTGGGTTCGAGGTTTGGGATTTCTGCTGCGGCGTTCCCGGAGGTGGATATTGCTTCACTTACCTATGGAGGCGCGCAAGCCCTTGCGAAGGAGCGCTATTGGGACCCTTACCAGTGTGACCAGTTCAATCCGGTGATTGGATGGCTGGTGTTTGACGCAGCCTATAACGGCGGGCACCCCGCACAGTGGTTGCAACGGGCAGTGGGGGTACCAGTGGATGGGAGGATTGGGGCGGTGACAATCGCCGCTGTGCGCTCCCATCCGCTCGCCGTGGTGGTCCTTCGATTCCTGGCGGACCGAGAAGACTACTGGACGGAGTGTGCGGGATGGTCGGCTGAAGGTCGAGGGTGGATTCACCGCGGGACGGAGATGATGCGTACCATCTCCGACTGCCTTTAGTGTCGGTACGCGCGAGGAGGTTAAGATGGGTGGTTCACCTACCAACACCGGAGCCATTGCAATTTCAGGCGCGATGCTCGGTGGTGTCATTACATGGGCTTGTCAGGCTGCCCATATCACCCCTCCACCGATCGAGGTGGCGGGAACTTTGGGGGCGTTGGTCCTTGCAGTCGGTCATGCCCTTCTCAATCGTGGAGGTTCGAAATGAAACAGATCGTGACGGTGGCGGTGCTGGTGGTGCTGGGGTATATCCTGGCGGGGTGCTCGACAGCCCAACAGGCGAACTTTAACACCACCCTGGGCAACCTGAACAAAACCAACGCGCTGGCCTTACAAGCCATCAGCAACGGGTGTAAGGTGGTTCAGCCAACTCTGCTCGCAGCGGGTGCGGCCGATCCCAAGATTGCAGCTGCGGCGGCGGCGAATAGTGTGGTGTGTGCGACAGCAGATGTGGCCGCTCAGGCTGCTAGTGCGGTGGCCGCTGCATCCGCCCCACAACCCGCGAGCGCGCCGTGAACCTGGAGGAAGTCCTAGCAGCGTATGAACGCGCCCGCGCGGCTTATGTGATGGACGCAGAAGCTGCGCGTGGAGCGTTCGAGGCGTTGGGACAGACCTGGGTAGGTCAGTATCGGGAGGGGAGTGTGCAAGCGGCACTGACCATGCGGGAGGGGACAGGATTCCTCTCCATCTCCGGGACGCGATTCTCCGACGGGCAGGTGGAGGACCTGCTGAAGGACCTGGAGGTGGAGGGGAAGGACGTGGGGGGCGGGGCGAAGGTGGCCTCGGGTCCCTTCGAGGGTCTGTTTGGGTTGTGGAAATGGGTCTTTGCCAACCTCCCCGCTACCGCTCCGGTTTGGGTGGAAGGGCATAGTCTGGGCGGGTGGCGGACATACTACTCCCCGCTGTTCTGCCCGGAGTCCCGTCTCGCTGGCCTCCATGTGTTCGAGAGCCCGAAAGCCGCAAACGCCGCGTATTGGGCGGCGTATGGGAGGGAGGACACGGTGAGCGTAGTCCACCAGGGGGATATCTTCTTCGGCTACCCCTTCGTCACAGATTGGGGTGCTAGTCATCCTCCTCGGGATCACCTATGGCTCCACGCCGGACAACTATCGGTGATTCGGCCGGAGGAGTGGCCGGGCGGCTTGTCGGTGGAGGATCACTCAGCTGATGCCGGCGTTGCTGCACTGCGCGCTCTAGTACAGCCAGCATAGGCCACTGGCAACCCCCACAGCCCGCACACCCCTCGGTGCGGGCTTTTTGCTTGGCGTACTTGATGGCCCGGCGGCTGAAGCCCAAGCGGAGGGACGCCGTGAGGGTGGAAGGGAAGATGGTGAAGAAGAGCTTGGGGCAGCAATAGCCCATCGAGGATATGACCTCACGGATTGTGGGGGGCTTCATGAAGGCTCCTTATTCCCGGTTAACGGGGCTGTTCGTTTCCCGGACGTATCCCGCCATATCATCCACATATCCATTCCCCTTTGCTCCAGGTTAACCATCCCACCCTTCACCAACCCGTTGAATACCCCGTCCAACTCCCGCGAATCGGGGAAGTGGGCCATCATGTAGCGATAAGCCTCGTCGACCGGGACCGCCCCCCGAGCCTGGATATAGGCGAGGAGGTTCTCCACCTGGAGAGCATTCTCGGTCTTCCCGATCCGGGAGAATACTTTCTCCATGTCCAACTCCACCGAGACGAGCATACTCTGGGCAAAGGCCAGATCGGCCTCCGTGATGGTGAGTTCGTCCCGCTGAGAGGCCGCCACAACCATCGCGAGTTTGTGGAGGTGGGTCTGTTTCCGGGCCACGTAGCCATCGAGTTTCTCCGAGGAGAGCTCGGGCGGCCGGTTGGTCCAGAGGTCACGATACCACTTCTCTCCCCATCGGATGGCATCGCGGGTGAGGATGTACTCCCCGCATAGGTGGGTGGAGATGTGTTCGAGGTCCTGGATGAGGGCGAGGCGACGCTCAGCGAACCCCTCGGGGATGTTGAAGCGAGGGTACGCCACGAACTGTTCTTTCTTATCCGCATAGACGAAGATGCAGCGGGAAGTGAATCCTCCGCCCACCGTGGCGGGAGGCATATTGTCGGCGATCCAGTGGGGAGTGGTGCAGCCGATCATGTTCACCCACGGAGCCTCCACCACATCATTCCCCGAAGTCTTGGTGACCTTCTCCACCGACTTCTTCCCGTCCCAGAGATGGATGTACATATTGATGAGTTCCCTGTCCTGCGGCTGGATGAGGTTCCCCAGCTCGCTTGCGACAAGGGTGAGTGGCGACATAGGGTAGTATTCCCCGTTTAGCTCGAAGCTCTCGCAGGACCCAGCAAGTGCCTGAACTAAGGCAGGCCAGGTCACTACATCCGGGCCGAACTTGATTCCGGGGACCTCCCGGAGGAGGGAGAGTGCGAGGTCCGCCGTGGTGGACTTGGATACAATCCCCGGCGGGGCTACTAGGATGATGAAGAAGTTTGGACTCCATGTGAAATATGCCTGATCGATCCATACCTTACGACGGAGAGCACCGGCAATTGCCGACACCCCCGCCCAAAACCGCATCTCCTTCGGGCTCTCCGCGTAGGAGGAGAAGTCGAGGAATGCGGATAACCAGTCTTTGTGTACGCGGGCCATTGCCCACCCCCTCAGCAGTCGCCCCAGGAAATCTCTGATGTTCCCATGCCGAGGGGAATGACCAGAGGGTCTTCATACGGTACTACAATCTTTCCTAGCTCGAGCATGCGGGGCTTAATCCAATCGGCGTCGCGTGTGGGGAACTGGCCTGCTAGTGAGTCGTGTACTTGGAGAAGGGTCTGGACTTGAGGGAGATGGTCATGCCACTGCATCCACACGCGGTTGATGACATTGCCGACAGTGGACTGGGGAACCCAGGCTAGGGCCTCGGTGAACGCGTTGTCGAGGCGGTCGAAGATGTACCAGCGATAGCCGAAGGGGTTGGAGATGAAATGATAGCGGGTGATCTGATCATTGACGCGTTTATGCCAAGCATGGATGCCGGGATGCTCCCCAAACCATATGCGCTGTGCCCGATCTACCTCGTGGATAGTTCGTCCAGTATGGCCTGCAATAGTTTTAGCCGATCCTCCATAGTCAGTAGCGTGACAGAATACCTTGGCGAACTCTCGCTGGGTTTTGTAGGGCGCCCGGTGATCCTTGTACTTTGTATGACTCTCAACCAATTCGTCAAGAGGTGGCGGCTCTTTTCCAGCGAGGACATAGGCGTTGAGCAAGTGTATATCTACCCCCTGTCGGAGCGCCGCTTTAAGCATCGCATCATCTGCCTCCCACACAACGACCTGGAGGTCTGCCCGGTCCAAGTCAGCGTCAAAAAAAGTCATCCCCGGATCGGGTCCAAACATCTTGCGGAGGTTGGGGATGGGCATCTTGGAGCCACGGGCGATTGCCTTCCCGGCGGACTTACTCTTATCCGAGGGGATGGTTTGCATGTTGAACCCGGAGCCGAATGCGTTCTCGGAGGAAGAGAGGCGGTAAGTGTAGGGGGCAGCCTTGGTGGCCTTCTCATCCGCCCCTTGTTCCTTCGTCTCGTTCCCTGCAATGTTAAAGGAGCATCGCATCCGCCCGTCCGAATCCACCTTGGCCATTGCGAAGGTCTTGAGCCAGATCTGGAGTGTCCGAATGTCCGAAATGCAAACGGTGAGGGGCTTGAGGAGGGGTTCCCGTTTCGCGATGGTGACGAGGGCCTCGTCGTTGCAGGTGATGGTGGCGGGTTTCTTCTTCGTTGCCCGTGTCATCACCGGAACTTGCTTGAGGTCTTCGTAGAACAGCTTCTTCATCTGCAGAGGGGAGGCTATGTTGAGGGAATGGCCGAGGACGAAGGCCAACCACTCCTCCCGCTCCGCTATGGCGTCTTGGAGTTCAGTGATAACGGCATTACGGGCGGCAGGGAGGACACGCACTCCAATCTGCATAGCGCGGAGTACGGGCCAGAACAGCCTCTGCTGGAAGGCCTCGACCTCTTCCAATCCGAGCGCCTTGACCGTATCGGCCAGGCTCTCCCCGACCTCGCGCGTCCGCACGCAGTCTTGGGCATTGTAGGACCACAGCTGAGTTTCATTCTGTTCTTCTCCCCACGTTTTCCCGTCGTCTTTCCAGTATACGTAATGCGGCGAATACATACTGGATTGGAAGGCCAAGCTCTTCGGCATTGCGACGAAGCATGTGTGCTGCGACAACATAGTGTCTTGGACCCCACGCGGTACAAAGAGCCAGTGACGCCAGATATATTGCGCGTCGTACAAGCCATTCTGCCATCGCACACTGACGTTCGAGTGGCAGAGGACGCGGCGCAGCGCCCAGACGATGGTGACTTCCTCCTCCGCTGCCCAGTACCCCTCTGCACTCTCGACACACATGAGAGGGACTACAAGGGCGTCGGTCAGACTCCAAGACAGACCGCAGCATGCGATATGACCCGCCCGAGTTTCCAGATCTAAATCTATCCACAAGCGTTCTCCTTTGTCGAGTCGCCGCTTGAGCTCAGCAAGGGTGAGCATGACGGTGGTGTAGGAGGGTCGGACGATAAACTTCCACTCGCGGGGAGGGATGGACCACTCTCGGGAGTGGGCTTCTCGGGCTGCTCGCTTGAGGTCGGAAATGACGATGGAACGGTATTTCCACTCTCGGATGACAGCGGAGGGGTGGAGGGTAGGGATGACTTTCGGATGCGGCTCCTCAGGCAGACGAAGCATACTACCCCGCCACTTGAGGGCACCCCAAGCGCCCGTGAGTGCCCACAGGGCATAGTTCCCGACCGGGATGATGACGTTAGGGTTGACAAGGCGGATTTCCTCCATCAGGGAGTCATACCCCATCCGCACTATAGGCTTGACCATCTTATCCCGGAGAGGGAGATGGTCGGGGGTGACGGCCTTCTTGGTGAGGGCGAACCACTCCCCGAGGTCGTCGCGCGGAGGCCGGGCATTGACGAGGTTGGTGAACCAGACCTCCGAGGACATTACCCCAGCGGCCTGGAGCATGCGGTTGAATTCCTGGCCGGCGGTGCCCTCAAAGGGCTGGCCGGTGCGCTCGGAGTTATAATCCCAAGCCTCACCGACCACCATCACGCGGGCCTGGGGATTGCCAGAGCCTTTGCGGATGGTCACAGGCGCTCTCCCTTAAGGACACGGTGGAAGGCCTCCACCACGTACGGGTCGGTGTCGGGTTGGCGAAGATACCACTGGATGTACCCCAGGTCCACGTCGTTGATGGACTGACCCTTGTACTTCCCGAAGGTCATGATGCGGGGGATGCGACAGTCTTCGGAGAAAGCCCAAATCTGCTCCCAGGAGGGGTGGAGGCCGATGCGCTGAGTGATAGTAGGAAGAAACAGACTATACCACAGTTTCATCAAGTTGTACACATCCGCCTCGGCGTCGTGGGCGTTTTCCACCATGTGCTTTGCCGCGTCTCCGAAGTGGAAATACATCAAGGCCGTTTGGGAATGGGAGTCCAGAGTGGGCCAGAACGTCCGGGCCATTGCTAGGGTGCATATACGCTTCACATCCGGCTTACCTACGACTT